CGACCGCGAGCCCAGAGTTGGCCGAGGTGCTGGTCGTCGAGTCGGGCATGTACGGCGACTCGTAGACCGGCTTGGCGAACAGCGCGTCCGCCCAGCCCTCGGGCAGCGTGGCGGTCACCGCGTGGTACACGTTGGCCGTGCCCAACTGCCTGATCTTGTTGTTGACGTCGACCGACATCAGCCAGGACGCCTTGCGCCGGAACCGCTGCGCGAGGGCCTTCCACACGGTGTACGGGTCGTTGGCGCCGAAGTTGGACCCGGAGGTCTGGATGGCGATCCGGTTGCCGGCGGTGGCGGACAGGATGGTGAGGACGCCCTGGGGTTCGCCGGTGCCGGTGCCGCGGGTGAACTTGTCCACCAGCAGCTCGTCGTAGCCCTCGGACAGGAGGGTGGACATCTCGGAGGCAAAGGACGGGTAGTCCTGGCCGACCTCGATGCTGTAGGGGATGAACCCGCGGGCCATGAACACGGTGACGCTGGGCTGGGCCAGGGTCGGGGAGTCGTCGGAGACCTCGACGTTCTCCGCGTCGAAGGACCAGGAGACACCGGCCGAGTTGACGCCCTTCCAGGCGTTGGTGTTGACGTCGACCTGGCGGGCGATCTGCAGGAACGGGTTACCCGATCCCTGCGCCGTCATGATGATCGACGGGTCGATGAACACCGGGATGCCGAAGCCACCGGCGGTGGTGGTGCCCTCGGACATCGTGCGGTACTCGTCCCACACCTGCATGGCGTGGCGCTCTTCGTCGTCGAGGTACATCGCGCCGTTGGGGCGGGTGACCATCTTGAGCCACGCGTTGCGGTAGTGCTCGGACTCGGTGACGAGGATGCGGCGGGCGATGTCGGTGGAGCTGCGGATGGTCCGGTCGAGCTGGTCCTTCTCCTCGGGGCGCAGGTGCGCGGAGGCGCCGCGGTCCTCGAGCGTGCGCAGGGCGTTGTCGCGGGCTTCGGCGTTGGTCATGCGCACGACGCCGGCGCTCTCGCTGATGCCGGCGCGCAGGTTCGCGTAGACCGTCTTGACGGCGGAGGGGCGGCGGGCGAAGACCTCGGACAGGGCCCGGTGCTCCTCGATCCGCTTCATCGCGGCGTTGCGGACCTCGATGAGGTAGTTGAACGCCTTCTGCTCGGTGTTGGTGAGGGACCGGATCTCGCCGTTGTCCTCCTGGTGCAGCGAGCGCAGGTGCGCGTCGCAGATGTCGATGAGCTGGGTCAGCTCGTCGGGGGACTTGCTGCGCACCTCATCGGGTACGCCGTCGGTGATGTCGGAGACGTCCTTGCCTCGGACCTCTTCGAGGAGCTGACTGGGATCCATTGCGGTTTCCTTTACGGGAGGACGATGGGGGCGCGCCGCATGGCCAGGGCCCGCGTGCGTGCTTCGGTGCTGGTGTTGCTGGTCGGCGCCTCGCCCTCCCAGGGCTCTGCGTCGTATTCACCGCCGCGTGCACTCCGCGTGCTTCGCTGCCCGGTGAGATCTGTGGCGAGGCCTGCCTGTTCGAGCAGGTCCCGGAGCATCAGGTCGCGCTCTTCGTCGCTATAGGTGGCGAGGAGGCTGCGGACGCTGACGGTGGTGGCCGAATAGGCGGGGAACACGACGGGGCCGGCTTCGGGGACGTCGGCGTCGGTGACGTGGCGTAGGTCGATGGAGCCGTGGCGGCGTTCCCACTTGTCGCCGCCCTTGGCGACCTTGAACCGGAAGCTCATGCCCTTGATGGCCCGGCCTTTGATGGCTTGGCGGACGGGTTCGACGACGGGGTTGTCGAACAGTTCGCCTTCGACGTGGTAGCCGCGCTGGTCCTTGTCGAAGTCGGTGTAGACCCCGATGGGGACGGTGCCGACGCGGGGGTCTTTGCCGTGGTCAAACTGCATGATGGGGAAGCCGTTGTCGCGAAGCGACCGGTCGGCGAACCCTGGGTGGATCATCTCTTCGAAGTCGCCGCCCCGGTCGGGGATGCGAGACCGCGTGTTGAACACGGCCACGTAGCCCTCGAGGCGTCGCCCGCTGGAGTCGATGGAGCGGAGTTCGAAGTCGTAGGCCCGTACTGCGAAGCCAAGATCGCGTTCAAGGGCATGCGTCATCGCCCACGCACCACCTTTCGGGGTCGTGGGCTCGCGCCCTACGTGTTGGTTGTTGTTAGCCGGGGCCGATGCGGTGGCCGCGGGGCTTGCCGCCCTCGGCTACCCGGTGGGCATCAGACCCAGGCCACAGCCCCGTTGCCTCATGAACCCAGTCGTTCGCGGCCTTGTTGGCCCGCTCCGGGTCTTCCTGAAAGAACGGGAACTGCAGCAGCAGATCGCGAAGGGTCTCGAACTGGTGCGGCGAAGTGACCCACTTCGCCAACCCGGGCCCCTTCGTCCAGTAGTGGTGCAGCTCGTCATGCCCCGGCGTGATGTCGTGGCCGGCGGCGCGGGTGACGCCGAGCAGTGCCAGGGTCCGACTGCGGGCGGCTGCGTCATCCACCGGGGGTTCGTTGCTCGGCTCGTCCAACACCCACTCCGGGTACTCGGCGCCGTCCAGTGGCTCCCACGTGATGCCCTGGTCGCCGTCATAGGGCTGGCGGTGATCAACCTGGTTCCACCAGATCGGGTCCGGGATGCGGTCGGGGTAGGCGTCGCAGGCCTGCTCCGGTGCGTCCGGGCCGTGGTCCAACTGGGAGCGGAAGTGGGCGCAGGTGAGGCACTGCGGCAGGACGCGGATCATGGCTGCGCCTGGTGGGTCTGCACGATGTCGAGTATCTGCTTGGACAACCGCCCGGCGCTATCGCCGTTGAGTGTTGCATCGGCGAAGGCGTCGGCCATGAACTCTTTGACGCTGACCTGCGAGTAGCGCGAGGGCAGCGGTTCGTCGAGCGGGCGGGCCTGTGCTGCTGCCCAGGCGGCGGCTTGGATGGCCGGGTCCACGGTGGCGAGGTGGCCAAACTCGTGGGCGGCCACACCCTGGGCGGTGGGTACGGCAAGGTACCCGTCGGCGGTGCGTTGGACCTTCGCGATGTTCGGGGCCGTGTTGAAGTGGATCTCATGCGAGGCGCGGCCCGGGGTGGCGTAGGCAACCCACTCGTGGGTGGGGACGTGCGCAGCTTCCGACGACACCGGTCTCACGCCGCCCGGGCCATAGGTCTCGACCCGGTCCAGCCTGGTTCCTGGCGCGGCCTTGGCTGCGGCTGTGAGGCCGTCGGAGTAGCCCTGCGCGACCGCCGGCGACAGGCCGCTGAGGTCGACGTGGACGGGCCGGCCGGTGATGGCCTGCAGGTCGGTTGAGGTCCGGTCGGCGATGGCCCGAACCTCGTGCTCCTCGGCGCTGGCCGGCGTGCTCGTAGGGTCGTCGCGCCACATCGCCGCCAGGTCCTCGCGGAACTCCTTGACACCCTGGCCGATCTGCTTGACGTCGGAGACCAGCCGGCCCCACCTGCCGCCGCCAGGTCCGTGCGGGAGGCGGACCTCGCCGGAGACGTCGTGGGCGGCCGCGCGGACCGCCTCACCTTTTGGGCCAGCACCACCGGCTTGCGCCGCCCGCCTGGCCTGGCTGGCCGCGCGGTCCGCCTTGGCCTTCGCCACGTCCTCGGGCTTCCACCGCTTGGTCATCTCGGCGAAGTCCTGGTCGCTCAACAGATCCCCGGCCGCGAAGCGTTCCTGCGCGCTGTCCATGGTCAGCTTCGACCGATTCAGCACCACCAGCTGGTCGACAGGGTTGGATGTGCCATCGCCGTGCTTGGCGGGGACCCGGATCGCGTCGTAGCCGAGCATCGCCGCGTAGCCGCTGGAGTCGATGGCCTTGGCCAGTTGCGGGTCCTTCGCGGCGAACGCGTCGTAACGGGTCTGGATGTCATCGAAGTCGGCCACCTTGGCATCCGGGGCCAAGGCCATCCGCACGACGGCACCTTCGCCCGGGGCGTCGTCACCGCGGGCGCCGGCGAACGTCTCCGGGGCGTTGCGGCCGATTGACGAGTAGTAGCCGGATCCAAAGAACCCGCCGCCGTAGTGCATGTCGCCGGTGCGCATGGCGTCGATACCGGCCGGGGGTCCGCCGCGGAACAACTCGGTGCCGCCGGCTGCGATCACCGCATCCACTGCGGCCGCGTCGCCGACCTTGGGTTTGGCGTCGAAGCCTTGCATCCGCGCGACCTCTTCGGCGGCCGGGTTGTTGCCGCGAATGCTGCTACGGCCGGCCTTGCCGATCAGTTCGGACCGGCGGGCCTTCACCTTCGTGAGGATGCTTGCGGGCGCCTTTGGGACTGCTGCCTTTGGTGCTGCTGCCTTCGCGGCCTTGGCGGGGGCGGCGGCCTTCTTCGCTGCTCCCGGTACGGCCTTGGACGCGATGTACTCGCGCCCCTTGTCGGTTAGGTGCCACCGCTTGCCGTCGTACTGCACATAGCCCTGGTTGCCCAGGACCTGGAACTGCTCAAGGAGACCGCCACTCGCGCCAAGGCCATCGGAGGACTTACTCAGTGCCACCAGCGCGTCGTCGCGCTCAGCGTGTCGTTTGCGCGCGAGTGGCCCCTTGAGCTCGGGAGCAAGCTCGTACGGTGCGGCCTTCTTCGCTGCTCCCGGTACGGCCTTGGTGGCCTTCGCTGCAGGCTCGAACGTGACCGAGGAGTCTGTCGGATCGAGTTGCTCGCGGCGACCGCCATCCCAGTTGACCCACATCTTCGACCCGCGCCGGGTCACCTTGCCGGTCAATGGCTCCTCGCCATGGCCGGGATTCCAGTGCGCGGTGTCACCGGTCTTGACTCCCGGCAGGAGTCCTATAGCGGATGGGATCTCCTTGCGCGCAGGAGTTGGTGCGCGTTGCGACGGTGCGGGCGGGACGTAGCCGGACAAGAGGTCGGCCGAGACCATCCCCTCCTGGCCGCTGGAGAACGCGACCCACTGGGCTCCCGACGGAGAACCAACGCCGCTGCTGTCCTGCTTGTCGGGCCCGATGTAGGTAACAACACCCTTGCTGCGGTGGGTGAGTTTGTCGCCGGGTTTCCAGCCGGCGCGAGCCTGTGCATCGACGGCAACGTGGCCGGTTTGACTCACGGCCTTCGCCGGAGCCTTCCCCGCTCCCTGCTCCGAGCGCGCCCAGTCCGCCACGTCGGCGTGGCCGTTGTCGCCGGCCCACTTCTCCAGCCCGGCCAGATCCGGCTGCGACGTCACCACCCGGCCCGGGCGGCCTGACGTCGACACCTCCCGCAGGATGGCCTTCTTGCCGGTGAGCTGGTCGGTATAGACGGCCACGTCGATGCGCTTGCCGCCGTGGTCGACCGAGAACTTCGCCGAGCCGAGGCGCTTCTGACGTTCGGCCCGCTGCGTCACCACGTCGTCCTTGGCGCCACCCAGCAGCGCCTTCACGATGTCGTCGCGGGACGCGCCGCGCTTCAGGGTGATACCCCGGGCCACGGCCGCCTTGCGCAGCGGCTCGCGGTCGATCGGCTTGCCGTCGAAGTGGAACGGGTCTTCCGGACCGTCACCCTTACCCCAGGCGTCCAGGGCATCGCTGATGGCCTTACCGATCGGGTTGGCCGTCCAACGGCCGCCGCCCTTGCCGCCGGGGATGCGGAGTTCCTTGGAGACATCACCGCGGACTTCCCAGTCACCCTCGACCTGACGCTCAACCCAGTCCTCGAGCGCATCGACAACGGCCTGGCCGATGTCGTCGAGGGTGTCGTCGGGGACGGCGCGGACCTCAATACCCAACAGCGTCAGGTTGCGGTGGCGGGCCAGGGCGTCATCACCAAGCTCTTCGGCCTGAGCAGGATCGGCAGCCTCAGGCTCGACGTCCGGGTCGCCCTCGTCGTCGAGGTCTTCCTCGACGTCCTCGTCAGCCTCTTCGTCCGTCGGGTCCTCGAGGAGCAGGCCGCGCTCTTCGACGTCGGCCTCGTAAGCCAGGTCGCGCGACGAGCCGACGCACGGGCTCAGCCGGACCGCGTCCTGGAGCTTCTTCAGCTGCGAGGAGGACAGTTTGCCGTTGGGCTTCGCCACGCCGAGCCGGGCCTGGATCTGCTTCACCGTATCGGCGGTGGCCTGGTCGTAGGACCCGCTCTGGTTCACCTTGAAGCCCAGCAGCGACATGGCGTACTGGGCGTAGCGGACGTCCTCGCCGGAGTTGCCCTGCTTCATCGTGCGCGGTGTGGCCGGCGGCTGAGGCGTCGACTGTGGAGGTGCGGCCTTCGCGGCGGCCTTCGCGACCGTCTTCGTCGGAGCGCCACCCGCCTTGGCGAACTGGCCGCCGTTGTGCTGGCCCTTCGGGGCGTGCGGGTGCTTCGACTGGTCCTGCGGGTTCTGACTCGCGCCCGTGCCGCCGGTGCCGAGACCGGTGTTGCCGGCCTCGCGGAGACGGAACTCCGGCCCGATCAGGTGCAGCAGTCGGCCGCGGGCCTCGCCGTCGAGAACAGAGCGGGGTTCGGGAGTCTCGACGGTTGGCCCGTCGTCTTCCTGGCCCTCTTCCTCGTCGAGGTCGTCCTCGTCGAGGTCTTCTTCCTCGTCCTCAAGGACTTCGTTGTCCTCGTCGTCAACGGGAAGGTCCTCGACGATGACGGGCGCGGGCTCCACTGCCACGGTGTGGGGCGTGATGATCCCCGCGAGCGCGAGCATGCGGTCGCGGGCCAGGGCGTCCACGTCAGAACCCCGGCGGAACCGGCGGAAGGGCCGGCGGCGTACCGGCACCCAGCGAGTCCGGAGGTGCCGGCTCACCAGATCCGGGCGGCTGCAGCTGCACGCTCGTCAGCCCGGAGTGCACCAGCAGCGTCACGTCCTGCGCATTTGTCGCCGACACCGCGCTCTCCGGGGTGAAGCCGGCGTTCACATAGCCGACGATGGTGGTCTGGCGGACCTGCTCGATGTCCGCCGCGTCCCGGGCGTCCTCCCGCAGGATCGGCATGTCCGACGTGTCGAACCACAACTCGGCGTCGTTCGGCACCTGGATCAACGGCGCCAACGATGCGGCCAGGTCCTGCAACGTCGGGTAGATCCATGTGTCGGCGAAGATCCGGCGGGCCATGCCGAAGTTGCCGGCGTTCAGGCTCGACCCGGCCAGGCCTTCAGAGATGCCCAGCACCGACGCCGGAACCCGCGACAGGGCGGAGATCCGGGTCTCGCTCGCGCCCTGCAGCGCCTTCAGATCCGCGTCGCGGGCGTTACTGCCGACGACCGTGGCGTCGGCGCCGGCAGTCAGGTACAGGGTCCGGTACGCGTTGGCGATACCGGCGTGGCGGGACTCCATCATCTCAACGAGGTCGTTGAACTGCTTCTGCGTCGCGGCCGGGATGCCCTTCACCACAAGGTTCGGCGTTGCGCCGTTGCGGAAGAACTGGATCTTGTGGGCGGTCGCGGCCTCATCCATCTGGATATCCCGGATAGCCGGGGTGATCCACGACATGCCGATCTCGGCGCCCTCGGGGTCCGGCAACGGAGCCCAATGGGCCATCTCGTCAGGCAGCAGCGTCTCGACCCGGTTCGCCCAACCCGTCAGAGACCCGTTCCCCGGGGCCGACAGCCCACCGTTGGCGTACGCGTAGCCGATGATCTCGCCGTCCAGCGCCGTCGCGGCGTCCTCAGGCTCCTGATCCGACCCGAAGATGATCGCCACCCAGTCCGGGCGCAGCACCCGCAACCGGCCCGGGGTGCGGTTCGTGACATAGGCGTTGCCCGCCAGACCGGCGTGGAGCTCCATCCGCGCGATCAGCTGACTCGTGGTCGCCTTCGGCCACGGCGTCTCCAGCGGTGACAGCGCCCGCGTCCCGAACACCTTGCGCGGCTTGCCCGACGACTGCCGGCCCCGGAAGGTGAACCTGGCCTGTGACAGGACCAGCGAACGGACAATCTGCGCAGCAAAAGCCGGCGGGCAGCGCCTCAAAGCGGCCGCATACGACGGCAGAGTGGCCAGAATCTCGGTCACCCGCATGTGCGCCGAGGTCATGTTCAGGCCGAAGCCGTACCCGGTGCCCTGGTTCATCGACGGCACGAGGAAGTCGTTGAACCACGTGTCGGCCGAGAACCGCTCCTCCACCTGCGACGGGCGGCGGACCAGCGCCGTCGAGATCCGGTCAGCCAGCACGGCTACCCATGCCGGTGCGGAAACCCACCACGAACGCGGCAATCACCCACCGCACCGCCAGCCAGAGACGCGCAATCGACCAGCCGAGGGCGAAGAATGGGGCCATCAGGACCGTCAGCAGCACCGGCAGCAGGCGCAGCGCAGCGGCCTGGATCGCGATGCGGTCATGGAGTGCGAGGACGGTCACGTGTACTCCTCGCTCGCTATGCCCACCGGCCGAAGAAGGGTTGGTCGGATTCGATCTCGCGCGTCACGAACCCGAACACCGCGTTCGTCAGGGCGACCAGCGGCGAGATCACGACGTTCGACGACTTGCGGTCCCAGGACGTCCCGTCGCCGACCCGGCGGGTCGCCGCGCCCTCGACCGCCGCGGTCAACGCCGCGCCGTGCCGGTTGAGCCGGACCTTGATCTTCGGCACGACCACCGGTTCCTCGAGCGACCCGACCGGCTCACCGGTCAAGCCCTCGGATGACTCCGGTGCCTTGCCCTGTTCCGCCGACGACGTGGCCGAGCGGAACATGCCGTAGGCCTGCCCGACCTGTCGCGACGACATCGTCACCACGGTCAGGCCCTCGGCCTCCAGCAGCGGGATCAGGAAGCTGGCCGCGCCGCCGGCGTCGACAATCCACGCCGCGGGCTTCCACCGTGCGTTCAGTTCGGCCGCCCGCGACACGATCCACGACGTGCCCTGCCCGTGGTCGATGACCTCGCCGTGCAGGTCGCCGTCGGCCCTCGCACCGCACGCAGCAATCGATCCGTGCGACCGTTCAGGGGTGACGTCGATCGCGAAGACCAGCGGATCGGTGGCCTGCGACGCATCGTCGAGGAGAGCCAGCCAGTCAGCCTCGGTGATGACAGCCCATCGGGCGGCCGCCGTGGCCGGCCAGATCCCTAAGCGTTCCCGACCGAAACCCTCTGCCCCCATTGCGGCGCGCTCAAGAGCAATCCGCTCCTCGGTGATTCGAATTCCGAGAGCGGGGTTGGATGCTGCCCAGACTTCGCGATCATCGATATCCACACCGGGGAGCGCGCCCCAGTCAAACCAAGCTAGACCGTCAGCTCCGGCCTCGCCGCGAGCACGTAGCGCATGCAGCGGCTCGCCCGAGATGCCATCCAGCGGTGGCGAGCTGGTGTACCAAAGTTGCGGGTTCGGCCGGGCGGATAGTGTGGGCAGTAGAGCGTCGACCTGGTCGGCGGTGAGAGCGAACGACTCATCCAGGATCACAAGGTCCCCCGAGAATCCCCGGCCAGAACCTTTGGAACGAGCAAGGAAGCGGAGTCGGGCCCCGTTGAGCAACTCGATGCCCTCGTAGCCCGTCGTCTGCCAGTACTGCTTGACCTTCCGGTCAAGGTCGGGCGTTGACTCGATCAACGCGCGCAGCCGCCGGTAGGCCTCCAGCGAGGTCTTGAATTCGTGGCTGGTGTGTACGATCATGCGCTCGCCGAAGAGGAACAGGCCGGCGAGTTCGCGGGCTTCCAGGATCGCGCCCTTGCCGCATTGGCGGGGGACGACAAGGCCGACCTCGAAGGCGGCCCACTTGCCATTAGGCGTCTCGCCCAGGCTGTTAATAAGGACGTCCTGCTGCCAACCGTCGAGGTACAGACCCGCTGTTTCGGCGAGTTCGACCGCCTCGATCCCGGCGGAGCTAACTGTGCGCGGGTAACTGCTGACCCGCGGCGTCCGCGAGCCGACTCGCGCGACGGGCGGCGAGATCATCACTCTTCGAGACCTCCCCGGTTCCCGGAAGTGCCTCGATCTCTGCGATGACGACCCTGAGCTCCTTGACCAGGGCGACCAACATTCGGCCATCCCCCATCCCGCAGACGCAGTGACAGTCCTCCTTGTGCTTGTTCCACAAGGTGTCGCTGGTCTCGGCGGCGAGGCGGTCGCGGATGGCTACCAGGGAGTCGCGGCGATTGCCGCTCGGAACAACGCCCTCGATCGACCTATCGAGCGGCGAGGAGGAGTCGGGCGTCGTCGATGCTTCTGGCACCTCGTCGGGTATTGCAGATCCAGTGCGCGAGGGCGACGTTTTCCGGGGCATCGTCGCCCCCGTTCGAGATCGGGTCCAGATGATCAAACGTCGCAGACATCAGATCCGGGAACCTGAGAGTGACGTCGACCGCGATCAGACAGAGATGACAGCGCCACCCATCGCGCTCGCCCAACTCGAAAAGCGTCAGCGTGGAGTCGTAGACCTTGGCGCCCCGCCGCTTCACATTTTTCCGGCGGTTGTACACCTGCGCATGAGTACGTCGACAGTCATCGCAAAGCTTCCGCACACTAGAGCCCACGAGGATGGCGCCACAGTCGGGACACGGGCGTGTCTTCTCCGGTTGTCCCACTAGGGCGGAGGCGGCGTGAGCGATCGCAAACCGACACTCGGCCGAGCACGTCTTGCGCCACCCGCTCGACATGCGCACGGAGTCGAATGGCTTCGAGCATTGAGCGCAGTGCGTTGGCCGGACGCGCTCGCGACGGGCCTTGCGGCAGCCGAAGCACATTGACTCGCCGGGAGGGAGGACGCCCCTACCTCGCCAGATCAACTGGCCGCAGGTTCCAGCACACAGGA